TATTCTAGCAAATTCACAAATATTTTTTGCAGGACACCAGTTACATAACCCACTAGGTTTAGCAGGCCAATTATTATGTTCTACTGATTGGTTAATCCTTTCTATACGAGCAAGCATATCAGCCCACATTAAATTAGTTTGGTCAGACTTAAATGTTTCAGAGTCCATAGACATATCTTTAAGCCATATAAATGTAGACTGTACTTTCTTTATATTTGGGTAATGTTTAAAGACTTGTAATGCAAACAACTGTAGCTGTGTAAAGTCGGGTCTACGTTTACCTGTCTTCCAATCCATAACGATTGCCTTATCATCTACAATAATCAATACGTCTAGAATGGATCGTAGCCATGCGTCCTTGTCCCACCAACCTGTTGGTGTAAGGTTTTCATTCAGACATAGCTGTTGTTCTGCAAGTAAAGTTCCACCCATGTTCTCTATACTTTTACATAGTGGTTCGTATTTTTGTGTACCATCTGTTAGCGGTTTGTTCTCTTTCAACCTAAGTTCTAAACTAGAGTGTACTTCTTCACCATACTTAGTAGCGTCACTGCCTGTGTCTTGTACTTCTTTTGTAACACGTTGGTGGTAATAACGCTTTGGACAGTTCTCATACATCTTTATAGATGAATAACTGTGTGTTAAGTTTATATCCATATTACTCACCCGAAGCACGACGAAGTACGTCATGTTTAAGGGTTTCAATAAAACCTACTAAGTTTACTGTGTCATCTATTTTTGTAGAGAATCTAACATAGCTACCTTTTATCTTGACAAGGGCTACTAAACTGCCTAGGTCAGACTCCTCTGTAGATGAAACAAGTTCAGTAAGTTCTTTAATCACTTTTAAAGTGCTTTCTTTCTTACTCATTTTGCTTCTCCATAGTTTTTGCCGACACCTACTTCACATTCAACTGGTAAGGTTGGTGCCCATTTTGGGGGTATAGACATTCTCCTGACAACAAACTCCTGTGCCTTTGTCAAGTCTTCGTCCGGGGCCGTAATGATAATCTCATCATGTACCTGAAAAGCCACATCATAATGCTTACCAATAGAAGCCATCTGTTCAGTGATTACAATACGAGCAAGTGCTTGTACTATATTCTCTGTAACTTTACCTCCGTATATTTTAGTCCAGTCTATACTATCTTGCTCACCAGTCATAACTCTTTTAGTTACAAGTTTACGAAAGGTTCTTGCATTATTAATATAGACGTACCCATCTTCTCCTCTGCATAATGCAGGGTAAAGAACTTTTAGTTTGTTAGGAAGGATAATGCCTTCGCTATCATAGTGTGCAACATCACATAGACTACCACTGCGACCTGCTACCATCTCATTGAGTGCATGATTACACCTGTTCCAAAAGGAAGCTATCTTGTGGTTTTTCTGTCTATATAAGTTTACAATTCTTTGTGCTTCGTTCTCATCTATGTTTACTGATATGCCACCCATACCAAGTGCTAGTGTATTACGAAACTTCACATGACCCATGCCATAACCTAAACCAAGGATACATGTCTTACCTACAAAGCGTTCAACCTTGTCTGCTTTCGTTACTTTCTTTCCATAGACCTCACTAGCAAACTCACTATATACATCACGACCCTCACGAAAGGCTTGAAGTAAGTCCTCTTGCTCAGATACATAAGCGACCATTCTCGCTTCTATCTGTGACAAATCACATGCAATTAAACTCTCACCCAATGGTGCTGTGATTGACTTACGAATTGCCCCTGCTCGGGGTAGGTTCTGCAAGTTAAGTTTGTCGCCACCACTAAACCTACCTGTGTGCGCTCCATAATAATTAAGCATAATAGGTAAGCGACCTCGCTCGGCTACCTTTATTAAGTTCTCGGTGCGAGTCTCCTCGATCGTCGATTTTGTGCCGAGCCGTGCTGCCACTAGATTCTGCACACGCACATCAGGATGTTCCAGTAAGTTGGTAAACTCTTTATCAGTCTTAGCAAACGCATAGGTCTCTTTACCTGTACGCAAACTAGTCTTCATCGGTGGTTCAACACCGACTGTCTTTAATAGCTTTGCGAATATTTGATTAGACATCAGAGCCTTTTTGACTTTCTCCTGACTCAAACCCTTGAGCGACAGATCATCAATAAGTTTCTGTTTGTTTGCTTTTACTTGCTCGAGATGCGAAGACAACACATCTACATCGAGTTCTACTTTTGGTTCGGTGTACATCCTCATTGTTTGGTCAATGACATGCAGTTCAGATGCAGGAAATTTCTTCAGTAAGATTTTGAACAGTTGATAAGTTAAGTCCACATCGTTTACACAATAGTTGGCATACCTATCAAGTTCTTCAGAGGTGAAGTCCGAGCGTCTTTTACCTAATGCTTGGATTACTTCATCCCCTTTCTTACCTATCCCATAATGATTTACCAAAGCTTTTAGTGAACCCCCCACAGTTGCATTGTGAAAAGGTCTAGCCATAGATAAAGTGTCAAACCAAAACTTAGGCTTGATACCATATCGCCATGATAATATTGCACCATCGAATACACAGTTGTGAGCAAGTATCCCTTTGTCAGAATAATCTAACGACTTGAGAAACTTACCCACATCATTACCACTGTACCAATCAGTTGGATGGTCATTTACTTTTACACCGACACCAATAGTTTCAAACCTATCATCACGAATGTATGCTTCTGTTGTCATCTTAGACAACGAATACTCCCTGTCATAATAAGTTTCGAAATCTATGGTAACGATATCCATGTTATGTCCTCCAACCCACTACAAGAAAGTCAATGTCTTCATGACTGTGACTATCTATAGCTTTCTTAGGTAAGTAATCTGCTAGTTGGTAGTGAGTTTTACCACCGAACCAAGCCATACTATCTTCTGCTTTCATAGGCTTCCAACCTTTACGTTTAATCATATCTATGAAAGCTTTAGTAATTTCTTTATCTTTCTTAGTCATTACTTCTCCCTTGTTTTATTTATATTAGGTACTTGTTCACCTGCTGATGCTCCATAGCCACAAGTATCCACATAGTTGTCCACGTTGTGTGGATTCTCTGTAGTCCTAGCAACCTTGTATAGTACCATCATCATGGGTACTTCGTGTGGAAAGATATCCACACCTAAGTATGTACTCCATAAGTCAGCTACCATTTCAAAGTTTTTACTAGCATCACCATGCTCTACCTCTCGATCAGATGATGTTAGCTTGTCAGCTTTCTTAAGTATGTTTGCCCTGTTGTATCTAGACTTCCGTGCCATCGTGTTCTCCATGTAAGTTGTATACGCCGATACCTTTTCCTGTATGTAGACAAAACATATTCGAGGCATCGACAGCTTCTTTAGCACTAGCACCCATGGCTAATGCACCATATGCAAAGTCTTTCCCATGCCCAAAAGCATGAGGATTAAAACCATAGTGGACAGGGTGAGGTACAGATTCATATACCCAAAGACCTGATTCTTTACGCACGACAATAAGTTGTGACTTGCCATGCAATTCAGGGAATGCCTCTTGAGTGGCACCTTGCTTGTACCACTCACGCATCTTTAGTATATCTTCTAGTATTCCTACACCTGATACTATCGCTATCTTATTATCTATTGGGTCAGTAATATACCAAGCTTTGTCAGCCTCCCATTTAGCTGAACCATCGTTAGCTTGTCTATCAGTAGCAAGAGTATGACCATCCCAAACAAGTACAGTCATATTAAAGTACCTCAAGTTTAGTACCACCCATGTACTTCTCTACTTTTTTCTCGTCATATCCCTCTTGTTCAAACACTCCGAAACGCCTACGCATGGGAATACTGAGGTCGTTCATCACATTGTCTACAGTTTGCTGTATTTCTTTTGGTGTTGGTGTTTGTTGACTACTGTAATATCCATAGCCCATACTCGATTGACAGAAGCCTTTGAGTAGTTGTTTTGGATAATCAGTCTTTCGGATACATGTTTCTAGTAAGTCTTGCCATTCATCCGATGACCAGTCAGGTCTTGAGTACCCATACTGTCCGTTGGATTGACGATCATTCTCAATCTCTTTGATAATACCATCTAGCGCATGAACTTTTGCTCTAGCTTTCAAACCTTTCTTGAATGCTGTAAGAAGTTTACGCCATTCCCTACGCTTCTCGGGTATCTCAATGAACTTGTCATCAGGTCTTTGGTTTAGACATTCACCTGTCAACAAGTTGAACTGCAATCCCTTGAAGTAAGAGGGTGAACTGAACATAACTTTGTTGTATTCTTTCCATATCTGTTCAGATTCATTCATGTTTTTATCGAGAACTGCTGTGTGTTGGATTCGATACAATCCTTTCCTGTGTCTTACAACAGTAAACGGAAACCATCTATGGAATGATGACACATAAGATTGACATGAGTTATACATGTGATTGTCAGGCGCAACGAAAGTAATTACGTTGTCAGGTGTTACATCTGCCAACCACTGTTCGCCATAACCTTCGAACTTAATCTTGATTGTGTCATTTACTTTGAATAGTCGCCAGTTATGATTGACTGGCTTACCCTTATCAGGGCTTCTTGCTGTGTTAAATGCGCTTAGCATTTCATCATATGTTTTAAGTGATCTATCACTATGCCACCATCGGTACATTCATATCTCCTTGTATTATCGTGTTAGTTTTGAATAGGTTACTGCTGCTGTCATCTTGTTAAGATCAACATCCAACGTGTCAGAACCTGTTTTGTTGTTTCGTTCAACTACTCGCTTGTGACGTTCACGAGTGTTCTCATCTAGCAAGTCCCACAATGCAGGCCATGCTTTCAATGCAGGTGCCAACGTGGAATATGTTTCCATGAGTTTGTTAACGCCCTCTAACAAACTATCTCGCTTAGCCACTTCTGCATTTATCTTGTCAGTGTATGCTTTGACTTCAGGCTTTAGCCAATCCCACCTTGAATCACCCCATACACATTCACCTGAACTGTAGTTAAGATGAAAACCTGTAACTTCTATGGCGAAATTATCAGGCCATCTACGAGGTGAACTAAACTCAAGTTTTATGCTATTACTGAAACAGTAACTATCTCGTAACTCAACATCCACACCTCTAAACCCATTGAAGCCTATGTCTGTTTCTTCTTTCATAGCGTATGCAGGTAGTGCATTGAACTTAGCTACTACATCAGCAGGAAAGAAACAGTCATACATTTTGTCTGCCCATGTTAATGGATAGTCTTGCTCTGCTTTACTGATTGATTGTTCAAACATACCCCTAGCTTTTCTACGGATATCTTCTTTTAGTGTGTCACTGAATCTTACTGTTGCCATTTATATCCTCCTTATTCCAGTTGTTTACTAATTCACGCACATGGTTTTCAGCCATATTGCCTAGTTGCTTTCGTATCTTTTCGAAAGCTTGGTCATTGGTCATGCCCCAATCATCAAGGCATGTAACCAATAACGATTCTGCTTCTATTAGAAGCTTCTTTACTTCACCCATTATTGTTCTCCATCATTACGACTTCACCGAATGGTGCTTTGTCTGAATGTGTTGACACCCATAGGACTGGGTAATCAGGTTCATCACCAAAGTCATTACAGCAAAGGTCAGTTAAAAATATACATGCTACAGGATTGATTCCGTGTTCCTCCATGTATCTGAATACAGGACTGAACGCAGTACCACCTCCACCATGTGGCTTGATTACAGGTTCATTGTCTCTATCAAACTCATCGTAATGTGATACTTCAGAATCAAAATAGATTACATGAACCTTAGTTGGTCGTTGGTCTTGCCATACTGTGGTAATCTCACTAGCAAACTGATTGATTTCATCTTGACCAATCGAGCCTGAACAGTCGACAGCAAAGGCAATCTCACCTAGTGTTTCACCTGATACGCTAGGCAGATACAGACCTTGAGATAGGAAACGTCTATTCGGTCTAGCCCATGACCTTTGGTCAGACCTACACTTGACAACAAATCTCTGTAACACATCACGCCAATCAACTTTAGGCGTTAGTATCTCAGCGACTAGTCGTTCAAGACCTGCACTAAGTTTACCCATCATCTTTGCTGATTGAGCAGCTTGTGCAACTTTGACTTTCCATTCTGCTTGTTGTTGTGCTACTTCAGCAGGTGAACCCTGCCCATCTTCACAACTGTCTAGTGGTTGTCCTTGACCACCATTACCCTGTTGATCTTCAGGTGTATCGGGTAAATTATTGTAGATACCATCACTGGTACCACCACCTGCTTGGTATATGTTCTCATCAAGCAGACCTTGCTTAGGCATCTTACCGATACCTTCATCAGTCAATAGCTTGTTGATTACATAGTCAGCTGCTTGATTCCATTTGTATCTGTCACGTTCACCTCTACGAAAATTGTGTTCCAACATAGGGTGCATACATTCGTGGGCAACGAGGAACTTAAGTTCCTCATCATCCAACTCTTTACAGAAATCCTCATTGAACAACACACGCTTACCATCTGTTGCAGCAGTAGGCACATTGTTATCAATCTTCATTGGCATGTTGAGTGCAACACTACCAACGAAAGGATGTTCAAGAATCAAAGCAGTCTTAGCTTTAGCAATACGCTTTTCAACTTCCATTCACACCTCCCATAAATGCACCCATCTTGTCCATGATTGCCTTGGCTTCAGCTGCTTTGTTACGTCTCAAGTCAGGGTCGTTACGCAGACTTTCAGGGTGATTGTTAGCCAATGACTGTTCAACTTGTTGTCGTAAAGATTCCAAGTTAGGGTCATCAGCAAAGTTAAGTCTTGATAAGACAGCACATACATCTTTGGTATTCTCAACCAATGTATCTCTGAACACAGCTTTGGGATCAGCAAGTTTCTCAGCCATATGTTTGACTTTGTCATACAGCCTTTGCCATGCTTCCTTCATAGCTTGTTGAGCAGCATCTTGTACCCTAGCTTCAACATCATTCTGTATCCGAGATAGTTCTTCATCGGATATCTGAACTCTGAAATCGTTAGATGGTACAGGGAATACAGCCAAGTCCATCTTGAACCTACGCTGTATGTCATGAAGCATAGGATAGTCAGCTTGATTGTATAGATTACCCAAGAAGCGTTGTGCATCTTGTTTCAAT